CCGCCGCCACCGCCTGCCGCCGGTCTCCACAGAGATGTCGCCGTATCATAGGTGAGCACGTCATTGTTGTTCGGAGTGGCTGTGTCTACATCAGTGTTACCTGACAGCACCCGTGCAGTCCCTCTAAACTCGGTCCCAGTATGTTGGAAGATATGCCCTGCTACCGGTGTCGTACCCGGATTCATGTCTTCCAAGTCGTTAGACCCCATTGCGCGAACCTCGGTCGTACCGGTTGCGTCTCCAATAAATACCTCTCGGTTTGGCAGGTTTGGAATGTCGTTGGAACGACCTGCGCCTTCAATCAGAATGCTGCCATTACTTGCGTTACTGCGCACTACCACTCCGATGTTTTGAATCAGCGCGGTGCCAGTCGGTTTCGTCGCAGTCAAGTCGCCGCTGGTGCCAACGTATAGCGTGTCGCCTTCTGAAAACGATGAGGTGTCTACACTCTCCAACACGCCAAAAATGACGATGGTGCCATCTGTGTTGTTGCTGATGTCACTGTCGACTACGCCGTGTGCTGACATGCTCGACGCAGCACTGTTGTCGGCTAAGGTTACAAGCGGCGTGCTGCCCGTAACGCCAGAGATATATACTGCCTTCCCCTTGACCAACGTAGAACCCGTCTCATTGCGCACAGTGAGCGTAGAAGACGTTCCGCCGCCAGAAGCACCGAGCAACAGGTTTTGCACCGTAATGCGCTTACTGGTGCCATCCGCGCTATCGGTGGTGTCGTCTACGTCTACAATGTGAATGAGGTCGTCATTAGCCGGCTGCACTGCCAGCTCCGTACGGTCTGTTACCTTGTTAACTGCCATTTCTTCAAATATGCTTTGAACTTGCGCTCATTAACGGTAGTTGCCTTCAATTCCGAGTCCTTGCAAGATTGCTTTGACGCTGTTTCGGGTTGGTGCTTTGGGGTCGACATTCAGTCCTTGGAAATAATTACGAGTTGTAGGTGACATGTCCTCATTCTGGTTAGTCGTGTACTCAGGATACAAGGACTGGTTATGCACGAGCCGCTCTATCAGCCGCTCTTTGTAAAACGATGCCATCGACTCCATGCGGTCTACAACTGGCTTAATGTCCGACAACGATGCAGCTTGACCGACTTCGCTTGAAGCTATGCCGATGCTGTTGTTGCTGAACCGCAGGCGCAAAGCGTAAGCCAGCTCGGTAAACGCATAGAAGCTCAAACACGGAATGATGTAGTCGTCCAGCAGCGTCTTGTAGTCGCTGTAGTCGACAGGCGTGGTCTGACCAATATCGTCATCCGCTATCAGGGTACGAATCTTGTCGTACAGCTGTGTGCCGAGCACAGGATGAATTTCTCTGTCTTGAGCGACTTTGATGTACGGTGTAATAACCGCGTCGTCGACTGTGCTGCCCAGCGGCGTATCACGTTTTACGCGACCGGGTCCAGCGAAAAGGATGTAATCTCCGGGTGTGGCTGCCATTACTGCATGTCTATTGGTCGGACTGCTTCAATTCCGACAGGTTCAACGTATGGGTTATTTCCAACGCGCTGCATCACGTCATCCCATTTGCTCTCTAACTCCTCTGGAGACAGGTTGTCCTCCTGTGCAGCAAACACTAGACGAACCCAGCCGTGATAGCAATTAGTGCCGCCCTTCCATTCAAAAATGTCGTACGTGCTCGCTCCAGCTGCGGCAAACTCATTATTGATGCCGTCGTCACTCATGTCGGCAATGTCTTCGTAGCGGTACATCACGCCATCCTCACTGAGGGCTACCATTTTCTGACAGAAATCACGAGACACGCCCGTCTTGCTTTCACTGGTGCTGTCGTTCTGGCTGTACATGTAGCGCACCGCAAACATGGTTCCGTCAGGACCAATCACATCGCCCCAGTCGCTGCCTTCCGTGTGCCTATCGTAGCTCGCCAGCGTCCCGCTGCTCTCAGCAAAGTTTCGGCGCGTGTGCAGCCTGCGGTCAAAATTAGTGTCGCCCACAGATTCTTGTTTGACCAGCACCCAGTTTGGGTTAGGTCCAGCGTGAGCAAACTTCAGCCTGTTTAACCACACGTCGCCCTGCGTCTCGCTGATGCGTTTTGGCTTGCTAAAGTTGTGCTGTTGTGCTGGTGCCTCCGCCTTTGCGTCAAGGTCAAGGAACGTAGCGGGCTGCAACACACCAAACTCTACAGGTAGCACAATGCTGTTTACAGAAAGCAGGGGTCGCAGACCGTCTAGCAGTACAGACTGAAAAGGCTTGATGACCGTATGCGTAAACAGGTCGTAGGCATCGCGCATCTCGTCGGCGTTGCTTCCAAATCCGCCACCAGTGTCGCGCAAGCCAAACAACAAAGGAGACGTAACCCTGTGACCAGACAGGATTTTCGCCATGACCTCCTCAGCCATGAACTCGTACGTCTTTTGCACATCTGGTGCTTGCAGGGTTTCAATCGTTGGCGCGTTGTCCTGTGAGTCGTTGAACGTCATCAGGAACTTGCCCGCGTTGGTCGCGCCGCCAAACTTGTCGTACAGCAACCTTTCCATCTCAATTCGCTCCTCATCCGTAGGAACGCCGTTATTGAAAGAAATTACAAGGCTGGGGAAAAGTCCCGACTTGATTGAACTCAAGTACAGCTCGCTGATGTCGCGGTCCAGCTCGATGTAGCGCGTGCTCCCTAAGTAGTCTGGCACGCCGTAGTAATCGCCAATGCTGCTGTAGCCTTTGATGTGCAACAGCTGGCTCGCGGCTGTGCGGTCCTGCGCACTAAAGGCAGGGATGACTTGCGGCTCAAATCCGGGATTGCGGCTATCGGTCCAGTCGTTGCTGTAGTAGTACGTATCGACTAGACCTTCATCGTTTTGCTGACCAGCTCGAATGCAAGCTGCGGGCATGTGATGTGTCTCTGCAATCTTGCTGCGGTCTACGCTGTAGATGACTTGCACATAGCACTGCCCATACAACTTTAAGTCGTAAGCCATGCGACGTAGGCAACTATCGTGCAGCAGGTCTTTCAGCTTCAGGTACTGGTCCGTATGGTCGTCCATGTGTTCGCTGACCAAACCCTTGCCGTAAATCATGTCTGCTACACCCTTCACGATGGCACCGTGCATTGCGCTGCCTGCTAGTAGGGTTTCGAGATAATGTGGGTACAGGTTGTCTTGACCTAGTCGCACCCAAGGCTGTTGCTGGTCCAGCTGCTCGACAAACTCTGGCGTGACAGGGTTTGCATACTGGACGAAATTAAACTGATGCTTCACTCGTAATATCGTGTTTCTTGTCCGCTGCTATACAACGTGTAAGTTACTGGGTCTAGGTCAGTGTAGTACACGCGCTCATCCTCATACAGTAGGACAAGATGGTAGTCTACTACTCCGTCAGGATATACCTGAATCAGGTCAGACTCATCGACACCCGGAAAATAGCCTACCGTCACGCGATACAATCCAACAGGCGCGGCTGCGGGCTGAAAGGCTAAATACGCCTGCTCCTGACCCGGCTTAAAGTTGCCTAACGTGTTGAACCAAAATGCGTAGCCAGAAAAGCTACCGCCCAAATGCTCCCACTGACTATAGATATAAGTAGCCCTGCCAGTTGTAGCGTCTATTGGGTAGCTGCGCAATCGCAGCAATTTGCCTGTATCTACCTCTAACGAGATAAACATCAGCCGTTGTAATACTTGGTCGTGATTGCCGCGCCCGGCACATAGGTGCTTCTCGTGTCTGCAATGGTGAATGCTGCGTCACCGCTATGACAGTGCATGTCAAACATGTCGATGAGGTCGCCTGTGTACAAAGTGATTGGCACTGGGTCAGGCAAGTCGCCTACATAATACAGGCGGCACTGGTAAATGCCCGGCACGATTTCAGTCTTGTCATCCTGCAACAAAACCAAAGCAAAATTGTACGCCTGCTCTCTTCCCTCTGGTTGTTTTGCCCCACTCACAACCATGTGCATAGTGTAAGTTTCCGTGCCGCCGATTCTGTCCATCACCAGCTTGCAAAAGTCATCTGCTACGCCCAGTATGGAAATAGGATAGCGGCGGAAATACAATGTGCTGTATGTGTCTGTTAGGTCGACCTGTATCATACTAGTAGATATAACAGAAACGGGGCATATAGCCCCGTTCCTAAATCAGATATGTCAGCAGGCTTATGCGTCCAGCGTGACATTACTGGAATTGCCGAAGGCTGTTGAGCTTACGTCCATAAAGAACGTCTCTGGCTCGCGCCCAGACATTTCCATAGTGCAAGACACCTCATCGCCCATGCTCGTTCCGCTAGTCATTGTCAGTGTGGTACACTCCATACCGTTTGCCGCACCAAGCAGCAAAAGGTCTCCGGTGTACAGCTCAACAGCAACTTGGAAACGTCCCTGAGTGACTCCCTTCAGCGCATCGTATTCCGCACCGCTCAAGCCGTGAAACTTGAAACTGCACTGTTGCTCATCGTACGTAGTAGCACTTTCCATGCTGTGCGTCCGTGTGACAGTGACAGAAGCAAATTCCTTCTTCTGCTGGAACGTGTAATAGTTCTGCGCGTTAGGAACATCAGAAATGAGACCACTAGAGACACTGCCCCCAGATTGGTCGACATAACCAGCAGAGATGTACACCTGCTTTACTCCGCCTACGATTTCCTCGCAGCGAATAGAAAGTCCGTCAGTAATCGTACAACTCATGACTAGCTATTAGTAGGTTTTACCGAGAACCGCGTCGGTCGGAACACCAGACTGAGTACCAAGTCCAAAGCGCATGACGACACGCACGTTGTCAGAACCGTCGTACTGGTACACGGGGATGTACTGCACCTGAGTGTAGTCCGTCCGCAGGTTGCTACCAACAAACAGGTTAGACTGCGTGGTCAACAGAATAGCATCGTCGAACATACCGGGGCAACGACGAATCGGAGTGCCGAGGTAGGTAAGGGTGCTCAGGTTCTGATTGACGCTGGCGTTGTTCACGCCCTGACCGTTGCCGTACGTCACACTGTCGTCACTTGCGGCAGAAGTCAGTGCTCCACCAGCCGTAGCCAAAGCCTGCTGGTACAAGGCAAACGTCTTAGGGCTGACGTAGAAGTTCAGGTCAGGCTTTGCCATGATAGCCGACTTATCGGTAGCCGCTTTCTGGTGAACCAGACCAAACCCGTTGATGACGTTGTTAGCCGTGATAGCAGTGATGTCCTGCGTCGTAGCTCCTGCGAGGCTCGAATTAGTCAAACCATCAGCGTCGAGAGTTCCGTCGTTGCTCAAGAAGCCTTGGTCCATGACCGTGCCTCCTTGCCAAATCAAGGTCTCGACAGACTCAGCCGTCTTTGCAGCAATCTCTCCCAGCACAAAGTTGCGGAACTCATCGACAGCCCAATCGCTGTTACGAGTGCCACGAACGGCATGCCACGTAGGAAGGATAGTGCCACGGCAGAGCTGCTCGTTGACTTGCAGGTCGCTCAGGGTCAAGGTCCGCTCCGTGAGGCTGAC